GGAAAAAAGAGCAAGGAGGTGGAAAAGGAAACCGCGTTTTTAACTAGATTGCGGGAGAGCGCTGACCTTTTCACCGAACAGGTCATGCACCGTTCTTTGGTGGAGCTCCATGACAGTGCCAACAAGGGATTTCTTCGCAAAAAGTTTTTTTTCGAGAATTTCAAGGAAAAATACGGTCCCGTCAAGGTCTCCACACACGTCAAGGGTTTCCACATCCAGGGCCAGTGGGACCCTTCCATCTTTGAAAAAATAGGCATGCAAGAAACGCCGTTTCAGAGGGCTGTCCGCCTTTTGAAAGAAAAAGGTATCGTGCTTCACGACGTTTCCGACATTACCAAGGGCGCGGGCTTTTGGCTCGAAGTCAAATTCGCCGAGAACGAATAAAATTTTGTATGAATGGTTGAAAAATAATATTGTATAGTAAAAAAAAGAGCATGAACGTTGTTCAAGACCTTTTTAGAAACCATCCTTCCAGCGTATGTATGACCTACATGAAACACAGTGTAACGCTGTCAGGCTGGTTTGCATGGGCGAGCTTCCAGGCGCTCGTGTATGCCCTGTTTCCTTTCTGGTTTGTGACATCCAGCACCTTCATTGAACCAAATGTTGTGGATGCGCAGTGACTACCCCCACATCACAAAAAACATCCGATCATTGAAAAGATTAAAAAATAAATTTAAAATGATTTTACGAATGAATAAAATCATTGAAACAGAATGATACGATTAACTACATCGTACGAAAACTTTTTACGCAGTACCACCAGTCAGACCCTGGTCACCCATCAGTCCCTGCAAGTCTCGAGCGACCGTTCCCTTTCCCTCTCCATGTCCCCGACACCCTCCAAGATTATCATCCCACCAATGAATGCCAACCTTGATTTTTCCACGGTATCCCCGCTCGGTATCGAACAGATGAAGCCCAAGGCCGGGGAAGCCGTGGTGGTGTTACCCCCTTTTTTCAATTGGGCCGAAATCAACGACCAGATAACCCCACCTCCCAACCAAGGAAAGTGTGGGTCGTGCTGGGCCGTGGCCGTCGCATCGGCCATCAGCGACAATTTCGTGACCCGAAATCTTGTCCCGAAAAATCCAAGCATCAGTCCCACCTACCTCTTGTCCTGTTATCCCGGTTCCGAAAAATGCGGTGGGGGCAACCCGGCCCTGTCGATGCAATGGATCGCCAAGAATGGGATCGCCGCCACCGCCGATTCCTTCGACTACAGTTGGTGCCTGAATAACGCGGTATGTAACGGGACCTCGTCGACACCCGTCACGGTCCAGACACTCAATGGACTCATCACACCGTGTGGGAATACACCGCCACTGAAATTCTTTATTTCGTCGCTGACGATGCCACAGCTTACCCCGGACCAGGCCAACGACCCTGTCAAGCTCGCCACGGCCATCACGTCGGTCAAGACATTTCTCTACACCAAGGGCCCTGCCGTGACCGGGTTTAGTGTCCTTGATAATTTTAGCGGTGGAAATTATCTTTGCAATGGAGACAACCCGGACAATATCTATCTTGAAAACGTGGACTACAAGACTGGTTCTTTTTCCGCCACACCCTTTAAATTCATTGGAGGCCATGCGGTCGTGGTCGTGGGATGGGGAAGCGGTAAAGTTCGGGAATCGCTCCTGAAACAGGGTGGGAATCCACAGCTCATGGTGGACGTCCCGTACTGGATCGCGAGAAACTCGTGGACGACAAAGTGGGGTATCGGGGGGTATTTCCGTATCGCGCAGTACCCCTTCAACAAGACGAGCCAGTTCGACGCGACGGTGTTTGTCCAGGCCACCATCCAGGACCCCACGACGGGTCAGACTACGGTGCAGAACGTACCCACGGGGGGTATCTTGTTTTTTGACACCAACTATTTTGGGTACGGCGAGCCCGTGGTCATGGAAAGTTTTTATGAGACGACGCCCGAACCGACGACGACAACCACGTCGGAAAGCAGACTCCCCGAGATTGCGCTCTACTTTGTGGTGGGGATGCTGTTGTTCATGCTACTGGTCACCGCAGTGGTGTGGATAACGACCGCCACCAACCATCACGGGAAGAAAGTGAAAAAATGAAGGGGCTTTTTAAAACACTTGTTGATATATCATCAATCTTCCTCTTCGGGAAACACGACCACACAAAGAGAGACACTAATTTTTTTTTTCGTTGACAGACAACAGGAATGAACTCTAAACTCAAGCTTTTGCAAGAGCCCGTGGTGCCCGTGGGATGGAAACAAATGGTGAGCGAAAAACGCACAGAACGGAAAAGGGAGCGTGATTACAAGGTCCGATTTGGGATTGACAGCTTTATAAGGCCTTGGGACCCCATCGGCCATTGGATCGTGTTTATCCGCATCACGACTTCATCCACAAAAATGACGGACACCAACGGCAACCTGGTCTTTGACAAGAGAACAAGACGTCCCCGGATGGTGTACGAATACGGGTACCTGCCTCTTATTGTGGATGTCGACGACACCGTGGAGAACCTCTACCGACGCATCGAGGACGCGGGGATACCGGCACTCAAACATCAGACGTTTTCTCTCGAGGTGAATGGTCTCCTCATGGATAGACACCATGGTGTCCTGGATGGGTATCATTACCCTATCGAGGACGACACGGTGATTCTCTGTATTGTGGAAGAAAAACGACGGTACTAGAAGAACAAAAAAAAGTGATTTAAAAACAAGCAAAGTAAGAAAGAAAAGGGGATACCGCATTAACTCAGTTTGGTCAGAGTGTCGGCCTTTTAAGCCGAAAGCCGTGGGTTCGAACCCCACATGTGGTAATAGTGGCGAGGATGGACGCGCCTGAATATTCATCCAAAAAAAAAAATGGTCTTGTCGTATAATGGCTAGTACGGTGGACTTTGAATCCATCAATCACGGTTCGATCCCGTGCAAGACCTCGACAGCGTGTCCGAGTGGTTAAGGAGTTGGCCTTAAGATCCAATACATTTTGTGCGTGGGTTCAAATCCCACCGCTGTCATATTTCCACCTTTTTTTCCCATATGGTCTACATGGTTTAGGATACTGGCCTTTCAAGCCGGAGGACCGGGTTCGATACCCGGTATGGGAGACCTCTTATACCCCCGTAGTCTAGTGGCAGGATACCGGAAAAAAACAAAATATTCCAACCGGAGACCCAGGTTCGAATCCTGGCGGGGGTATGACACATTGTTGAAAAAAATAAACATTATGTTTTTATTTTTTTTTTGACTGTGGGAAACTAATTTATATTCATTCCAGGTTTTACTAGGGGATTGTAAATGTACTTTTTGGCGCATAATCGCACTCGAACAAGATTTTCAATTCGGTCAAGAAATTTGTGTTTACTGCGCCATCTTCAGAGCAATTCCATATGCACTCAAGATTTCTTGTTCGCGAATATATTCTGTACTTTTTTTCCAAATCCCTATTTTGTAACGAAAAAATTCTTGTTGATCCACAGAGAGGTCTTTTATTTTTTGTGTCATGATTTCTGCGGAATCGTTGTCAGCGATGTTGGCAAACTTTCGGAGCGCGGGCGATAATGTGTAGTCCTCGATAGATTTTTTTCCTGACCGTAAACCTTGTTGCAATTCCTCCAAATCCGTCTGTGATTCAAATGTCTCTGCTTGGGTATCGGCCCAATCGAGGCGTATCATATCTATTTCTGATTTTTGTAAAGAAATTGTATAATACCCTTTTCTCTCCACCGAGACCGTCTCAAAGGCATTACGATTGGTAGTTTGGGCTTCGCCCCCAATTCGGGTGTCGTCCATTTGTCCACGCACAGATTCCCACCAAGCTTGCACCTCTGCTTCTTTTTCAGGGGTCAAGACGTCGTTGTCATACTTTGCAAGATTCATTTGTTGCAGGTCCATTTGGGGTCGGTTGTCAAACGTTTCCTGGGCCTGGAATCGGTCCATGCTTCGGTCCGCAAAGGCGTGGTTTACCTGTTCGATTCTTGCTTCGCGAGCTTCCTTGGCCGCCTTGGCCGCTCTGGCCTCGATTCCAATCTTTGCGGTGTAAACGAGTCCAACTTCCATCAAGGCTGCGGTACCCACATCGGCGATATAAGAACGTGTGGATTGATTTCGACGAAGCAGTCCGCTTTTTTGTCGATTATGGGTACTTACTACATTCATGACGCCTCCCGTCGCGGTCAAAAGAATGCCAAGTTCCGGAGCGACAAACATGGAAACCATTTCCAAAATATTTCCTGTTTTGCGCAGTGATTCTTGTTTCCATGAGGTTTTGAATCGAGAAAAAATGGGATGGGAACGGGAACGCATTTATTTATTATTATTTTGTTGGTTTTTTTTTACAATAAAAATTACCAGGATTCTTTCGTAAAGACGACAATGTCTAATTTCACCGTTATATTTCAACGTTATGGTGTACGTCTTGCACAATATAAAATCGAAACCTAACCGGTCAATAGTATACGATTTGAAAAAGAAATCTAGAGTAATTAATTTGATATAGTGCCGTGTCTCGTCTCATAGGATGTTTTTATAATTTGCGGGTCATCGTCACGGATAAACACGCTTCTGTCGAACACCCGTCACTACGGCTACAATTGTTGACGGTAAACGTGGCATTACCCGAGGTGGTATACACGCTGTAGGTTGAATCCAATAAATTTTTTAATTTTTTTTTCAAGATAAAATGTAGTTGTGTTTGGTGGGGTCAAAAACGTTGGATAAGGGTCTCGATTTTTTTTTCCCATATCTTCATGGACCCACGCCATCGCATCCCGTCTTTCAAGACCGTGACCATGTTCTTCATTTCTTGGCACAGACGAACATCGCTTTCGAATTTCTTGTCGGTGATACGCTGAAGGGTATGCACGATGACCCATACCACGGTAAATCGGGCAACCCTTTTTATGGTTTCGTCGTCGGGGTTTAAGGGAAGCACGTTTTTTGTCTGGTCGGTATTGGAAGCCTTGGTCAGCTTTTCAATGAATTCTTGGCGTTTGCTCTTGTCCGAAAAAAAGACGCTGTTGATGAATTGTACCGGGATGTAGTCGGGGTAGACCGTAAAGGTAAGGGTTCGTATCTTTTTCTTTTCGAGAGGAACGAATTCGAGGTCGATGAGCGAGATGTTTCCCGTCTTTTCATCGAACACCATGTTTCCCGGTTTCATGTCCGTCAGGAGGATACCCGTCTTATCAATCAACGCCAGACATGCTTGCATGATGTGAAGCATCGATTGGAAGACGGGAAATCGCTTTTCGGGTCCCCATTTTTTTTCGTTGTTTTTGAGCGCCGCATAGAGCTCGACACCCCCGTATCGCTGAATCTCGTATCGACCCCACGAGAAACGTCCACAGACTATGGGGAGGATAAAGTAGGGATGGAAAGAGGCGGGGATTTTTTCCAAGCTGTTGGACAACATTTCGGTGGACGCGCACGGTCTCGCCGTCGTGCTCTTGAATTCGAGTTTGAGGATATAGGTGGACCCGTCCGGTAACAAATGTTTCATGACCGCGTCGCACCTCGGGTCGGGTGATATAGCGAATGCCGAAGCACCTCCTGTAACCTGGTAGAATTTCGTAAGGATATCGCGCATCCTGTTAGCTGTAAATGGACCATACACCGTCCCGAAGGCCCCCTTCCCCAAAACCTCGGAGGAAGCGAGGAGAGGAGAAAGCGCTTCCTGACGACTGGCACCATGCTTGGGCATCACAGGGCTCGGTTCCTCGATTACGACTACCATGTTTATTTTTATTGGTGAGGCAATAAAAAAAAATTTGTGTCCGTGAAATTTAGAGCGTAATATTGTGGAAAACTACGGTATCCCAAATCAATTGGGCCAGCACCTTGTAGCCCTCTTGCGTCGGATGGATGCCATCACCGCCGAGCATCTCCGGGGTCTTGAGACCGGTACCGGTGGTCGCATTGTACCTTGGGTCGACAAAGTAGCATGTCACGGGCGCGTCCCCACAAACCTGGCGCATCTTGGTGTCGGCATAGTCGGCCGCGTTCTCGAGGCCCTTGAGGTAATAAAATCCCAGGTACACCACATCGGAAATCCCGTCTGTGTGGGCATCATCCAGGATAGATTGCGCGATGCCCATGGAACGGTCCACCATGTCCCTGCACGCCTGGTTCCACTGCTCACAATCGTTCCGGTGACTAATTACGTCGTTTCCTCCACCGTCCATGATAAGTGTCGTAATATTCGGCTGTTTCTTGAGGTCGCGGTACTGCGCCCGAATACTCTTGACCCACCCGTCTTCGAGGGA